TATATACTTATATATGTAAGACTTATTAACAATATAAGGAATTATTATTATGTTTAACAAAATGAATAAAGAAGTTGCAACAGATATAAGAAGTATCTTAAAAAAAGAATTACCATTAATACTAGAAAAGCATGGGTTAAAACTAGAATTAGGTAATGGATCTTTTGATGATGATAGCATTAAATTTGCTTTTAAAATAAAACTAGAAAATGCAAAAAGGGATATTGAAAAAGCATTAATTAATGATATTAAATTTAGAAAAGATTATGAGCAAATAGAATTAGATATAACAAAAATACACCAAGCTAGAAATGGTGAAAAATATAGTCTTATTGGCTATAGAACAAAATCAAGAAAACTTCCATATGTAGTGCTTAATTTAACCAATAATAAAGAATATCTAATATCAACTGATGCAGTTGAGCAAGATTTTGGTATTCATAAAGCACAATGTATGAATGATAAAGAAAAACAAGCAATGGCATAAAGTATTAACTCATAACATCTCAAGGGGTGTTATGGGATTGATATTTCAATCATTTTTTATTAACAAGATAAGGAATAATTATGAGTAAAAAATATGTAGTAAGAAAAACAGAAGTAGTCGCAAGTTATATTGTGATAGATGGAGCTAAAAACCATGATGACGCTTTTAATATTTTTGAATCTATGTTGGAAAGTGGTCAAGAGATAGAATTTAAAGATGATGAAGTTTTAACTAGCGAATGTGAAGTTTTAAGTGATTATGAAAGTGAGCAAAATTTAAAGAATTATTTAGGGGAATAAAATATGAATGTATTAGAACTGTTTGGTGGGAGTTGTTCATTCAGTAATATGGCAAAAAAACAAGGCCATAAAACTTTTACATCTGATTATAAAGATTTTGATGGAATTGATTATGTTACAGACATAATGCAGTTTGATCTAAATAAAATTCCATTTAAGCCTGATATTATTTGGGCATCTCCACCATGCACTTTTTTTTCAGTTGCATCTATTGGTAAGCATTGGAATAAAGACCATACACCAAAAACAGAACAAGCAAAAATAGGGGTAGCAATAGTTAAAAAAACTATGGATATTATTAATGAATTAAATCCGAAGTATTTTATTATAGAAAACCCTAGAGGAAAATTAAGAAAACTTAATTTAATTGATGTTTCTTTATTAAAAACTGTTTGGTATTGTCAATATGGGGATAGTAGGGCAAAGCCTACAGATATTTGGACTAATATAGAAAATTGGAATCCTAAACCAATATGTTGGAATGGGAATAAAAATTGTCATCATGAATCTGCACCAAGAGGTTCTTCTACAGGAACACAGGGAATAAAAGGCACTTATGACAGAAGTAGAGTGCCTGATGAATTATGTAATGAAATTTTAAAAACTATTAATAAAGGATAATTATGAATGTATTAAGTTTATTTGATGGAATGTCATGTGGTCAGATCGCTTTAAAAGAACTAGGAATTAAGGTAGATAAGTATTATGCAAGTGAAATAGACAAATATGCTATCCAAATAGCACAAAAAAACTTTCCTGATACGATTCATGTTGGAGATGTAACAAAAGTTTCTGCGGCAGATTTTCCAAAAATTGATTTATTGCTTGGTGGCTCACCATGTCAAGGATTTTCATTTTCTGGAAAACAGTTAAATTTTTCTGATCCTCGTTCTGCTTTGTTTTTTGAATATGTCAGATTGTTAAAAGAATTAAGGCCTAAATATTTCTTATTAGAAAATGTGCGCATGAAACAAGAATATCAAGATGTAATTTCAAAACATTTAGGGGTAAAACCTATCATGATAAATAGTGCATTAGTATCTGCTCAAAACAGAAATAGATTGTATTGGACTAATATTCCAAATATTACACAACCTAAAGATAGAGGAATTATATTAAAAGATATATTAGAAAATGGCATTGCAACAGATGAAATGACAACTAATAAAAAATCTTTTTGCCTTACTGCAAGGTATCAAGGTGCAGTTGCATGGAATAGCATTGAAAGAAGACAAAGAACTATGGTGCAAAATGAATATACAGAACCCTATGTGAAATTAAATGGTAAAAAAGGTGGTTGTGTTGGATATGTAGGTAATAAACCTGCACAAGCAACAAGAATTTATTCTGTTAATGAAAAATCACAATCATTAATGGCTAATGGTGGTGGGCAAGGTGGAAAAACAGGTTTGTATCAAATACCAATTAATAAAGAATTACATTACAGAAAACTAACACCTATTGAATGTTCTAGATTGCAAACTGTTCCTGATGGATATTGTGATGGAGTTTCTAACACACAACAATACAAAATGTTAGGAAATGGTTGGACTGTAGAAGTTATAAAACATATTTTAAACAACATGGAGGTAACATCATGAAAAATGAATCATGGCTAGAAGAAGGTAAAAGAAAAGGCAGAAATAATAGACTGTTAGGTTTTGTGATTGGTTTAATAGTTGCATACGCTACAGTATATTTTTATACATTTTATTTATAGGAGAGTGAAGATGAATATTAACCAAGAAAAGTTATTCAGTATTGTAGGTAAGAAACTTAATAAGAAATTTACTAAAAAAGAACTGCTAGAAAAACATTTGGAATCACTTTGGTATAACTCTAGACCAAGTTTATTTTACTATGTTGAAACTCAAAAAGAATTTAACTTAATAACAGGGGAGGGAGCGTAATGAACGAAAAAGAAAATTGGGGTAGCAATCTACCCCCTGACCTAAAAGATGCTGAAATAGTAGAGTGTCGCCAATGCGGTGAACATTTTTGCCAGGAAACTGATCCTGATGATTTTGTTTGTAATCAATGTAAACGAGAGGAGGATTGTGATGAAATTAGTTAAATCCAGGACAGATGATAATTGCCATGAATGTAAAAAAGATATTAAAAAAGGCAGTCATTATCTAAAGAAAACAATATCTATTGGGAGTCCTAATAAAGAAACTCATGATGGGAAATATTTTGTATCTCATGGAATTAGGGTGGCAGTTAAAATTTGCCAAGCGTGTATGCTACAAAAATTAGTAGATAATGCTCTTAAATTAGGAGAATAGATAATTATAGTGTTAATATAAATTACTTTAACAATAAGGAAAATATTATGAAATTAAGTGAAGTTTGTGAAAAATTAAAAGTAACACCGAATCAGTTAGCAGAAAGGTTTGACCCACCATTGTCTAGGCAAGCAGTATTTTATTGGAAATCTACCGGAATACCAAAATTAAGACAATATCAGATTAAGGAGATGTTAGATGATTCAGAAAGAGCAGATACTAGCGAGGTTTGAAAAGGTTTATGCTTCAACAAGTGATAATTCTCAATACCAATGCCTATGCCCAAATCATAATGATAAAACTGCAAGTCTGGGCATTAAGTTTGATGGCGACAAGGTAGTTATTAACTGTTTTGGTGGTTGTGAAACAGGAGATGTCATTCAAGCGGCAGGACTAAATTGGTCTGATATAATGCCTGATTCTGTAGATAATGATTACAGGCCTAATAAAAGATTCAACCCTTTCGCAGTATTAAAAGCTATTAAGAATGATGTTTTATTTCTATATTTATGCGCCAATGAATTAAAACAAAATAAACCATTGCAAGAATCCGATCAACAAAAATTATTAGATTTAACAGGAAGGTTGCGAGGTATTTATGACGACATTAAATGAAGATATGGACAAACTAATTATTGGTGATAAAGATATAGATAATTACTTTGCTAGTCGTGATAATGAAGAACATTTTAAAGTTAAAAAGCCAAGCAATTATGTAGAAGATGTACAAAATTATTTTAAAAATGATATGTATGGCGGTATTTCTTTACCTTTTGATTTTACAGACGACAAATTTAAGATTAGACTTGGCGAAACCTCTATCATTACAGGGTATTCTGGGCATGGTAAAACTGCCTGGCTTTCATATATTGTTTTAAAACTTTTAAATGAAAACAAATCTCTTATTGCATCTTTTGAAATGTTACCAAAAGCAACTTTAGGCAGAATGTTATTACAAAATGGGACAACCGATCCTACAGATAATGCCATAAAGAGCTTTGTTCAAGGCCTAGATGAGAAGCTATATTTATATGATGCAGAGGGAGAAACAAGTGTTGAGAAAATAATTTCTGTGATTTTTTATAGTGCTGAAAAATTAGGGGTAAAGGTAGTCATAATTGACTCC